CCAGCTGTAAGTACAACCAAGTTCACTTATGATGGCGCACTCGTTACCATGCAAGACGATGGGTTGGGCAGCTTCATGCTCGTCACGGCAGGAACGGATGTAGCACGAGTGTTTAAGTACGGCGTTGGTACGGTAAACTATACGACTGGTGCTATCAAGCTATCGAACATCACCGTTGATGACTTCGAAGGCGCAGCAATCAAGTTCACAGCTTCTACTGTAAACAAAGACGTTAAGACTCCAAAGGATAGAATAATATCTATTCGTGGCGAAGACATTACAATCAACGTAACACCATTGGCGACATAAAATGAGTTTAGTAGTCCGAGATAGTATACACTCAGGAATCGACCAACAGTTCCCATCTGTCTACAGAGAAGATGGCGAGTTCATGGTCGAGTTTACAAAGGCATATTACAAGTTTGTCGACGAGCGCATGGATCGAAATATACCTAAGTTGCGGGACATCGACACTACGCTTTCATCCTTTCTAATATTCTTTAAGAAGAAGTATCTAGCAGATCTACCACTTGATACCGTGATTGATACACGCTTTATCATCAAGCACGTATCGGACTTGTATCGAAGAAAGGGTACTCAGGAATCACTTGAACTTCTCTTCCAATTGTTCTATAATGAGCAGATTGAAGTGTTCTATCCTAGCTCGAACATACTGCGTCCTTCGGATTCTGTTTGGGGTGGCGACATATTTCTCGAGATGCGACCAGTGTCCGTCGTTGACGACTATCCCATTCAAAAGGGTGATCGAATTTCTGGTGATATATCATCTGCTGTAGCATTCGTGGATCAGGTCAACTTCGTAAACTTCTCGGGATCTCTTATTCCGCTAGTGTACGTGTCTAGCACAGTAGGTAAGTTCTCTTCGGATGACGGTTTGACTGTAGTTCGATCAGGAGTGACGATTATAGTAGGAAAGCTGATATCAGGATCGATTAGTGATGTCACGGTTAGTCCAGAGTTTCGAGTGTCTGGTCAAGTATCTGGCGATAGACTTAAGCTTCTATCTACCAAGTTTGGCGTTGATGCTACAGGATATGTACTATCGATATCTGATGCGCCGACTGGACAGATCACATTCAACATCGAAGACGGTGGATTTGGGTATGTTAACCCACTGTCTGCTTATGCATCAAACAGCATAGGCATCAGTAATCAAGTATTAGTTGTTGACCCAACGAGTGTGGTTAGTATTAAGGCAGGCGACATAATCTCCTGCGATGAGGCTGAAGTAGTATCAGCAAGTGGAAGTGTGTATGCATCGACACCGAGTCCAATCAATGGGACCGGGGTCGTAGTAGCTTTTGTTAAGCACCTGCTATACATTAGAACAACAGATGATGTTACCCGAGCGTCTAGATTAAACGAGACTGTATCATCGGGAACCTATATCGGACAGTATGTGATACCAGTTGAGCTGTTAAGGACCATCGCTGGTGATGCTACGGATAATCATGGTTGGGGTATCATACTAACTACAATTTCGAACAATGGATTTGCTAACGGCGATATAACCAATAGCGGTGGATTAACTGCTCAAGATGCGACTGAGTTAGAGTCTTATATAAACGGGAGTCAGACTGATGTGAACTACATAAATCACATCGAGACACAACTTCTTCCCTCGTTGGGCATCTATAAGCAGTTCACGTCATTCCCTGTCGCACCCGAAACGTCTGGCGGCGATGCAATTACCGATTCTACCACAACTATTAAAATTAACGACCTCGCCTCGGACACAATCACTGCCATTGCGGACTATAACGATACTGCAAATTTCGAAATTGCTGGTATCACAGAGATCGAGGATGTTACGCTAATTACAGATCAGATCGGTGACTATAGCAATATAGCACTCGATTCTACCGACTATGGTATGTCTGGTGCCGGGTCCGAAATAATAACTACCACGATAAATGATGCGTTCACTCCATTGTCCATACAGTTAGGTGCAATAGCATCACTTAAGATAACATCATCTGGCACGAACTATCAGAATAATGTGTTTATCGATGCGCTCCATGCCAACGTCTCCAAGTTCGATAAGAAAGATCTTATAATCAACTTCACCAATCCAAACTTCTTAATGCAAGTCGGCGACATTATCACCCAGGAAAGGGAGATCGAGAACTTGGTATTGGGTGACGGATCAATGATCGATTATACGGTTAAGGCTAGATTTCTTAAGCGAGTTGACAACGATTATTACTTTAGACAGATAAGCTTCTACGACTTTGATGAGGACATATCGATATTAATTGTAAACAACCCATATAACATAGCCAGTATTAGATATGACGTAGACTCACTGCCAATGGGCGCAAACGCATCGATAAGTGGTACTGCTAGCTATGAGATCGGTCAGATCGAGACCATAGCAACCATCAACAGTGGCTATAGATACACAGACGGCGAAGTCGTATCAATCGTTAACATCGAGCCAAACAGTGCGTACTACAATCAGGTGGTGGCCAGTGCGACCATACGAACATTTGGTGCTGGTAGTACAGAGGGACGTTGGAAAACCACTACGTCCTTCTTAAGTGAAGCGAGTAAGCGGATTCACGATAACCATTATTATCAAGAATATTCGTATGAGGTGTCATCTATTATTGACCCGGCTAAGTACGAACCGTTGATCAGGGACACCATTGGCGTTGCTGGCACAAAAATCTTCAGTTCACCTTTGATAAATAGTAGTAATAATGTAAGCTCCAAGGTAGACATTGATTTCCAAATTTGGGATGGTGATGTACTCGATACAGAATATACGGCAAGCATAACCGCATCCATGGGGAATTAACGCATGTCTACTATAACACGGATAAACGGATAGACTAATGGCAAAGATTATTACAGAGAACTTTAGAGTTGAAACTGCTAGCGAGTTGTTTAATTCACTTAAGAACGAAAACACTACGTTAAGCGATAATTTTCTAACACTACTTCAGTCATATAACACTGATAATACGCTAGGGCTTTCTTCTGCGAATACGACTGATATTCAAGATTTCGTCGATACACAGCTAACGAGTCTGAGACCAGAATCGCACTACTACATCATGGCATCGAGTATTGATAAAGCCAATGTGATCTCGAATACTCAGATAGAAAAACGATTGTTTACCAATAGGGTTATCTTTGGAAATAGGATAACAGATAACGATGTTCGCTATATGTTCTATAAAAATAACTGGACATCTGGCATAGTATATGATGACTTTGATGATATGGAAGATGTCACCACATCGAATACGGTTGTAACCGTTCCTGATATTGAAGGCAACTATACAGTTTTTAAGTGTATAGAGAATAATTACGATAGCCCTTCTACGATAACTCCAGTGTTTAGTGGTATCGTATCATCTTCGGACGAGTTTATCGTTACAGCAGACGGCTATGTGTGGAAGTATCTATTTTCCATCACGGCTTCTGATGCCACTATCTATCAAACGTCGGACAGCTTACCTCTTCCTTATCCTGCATATGGAGACGTTGATGTAATTTCTGCTGCAAGAGAGACTGTTTCGCAGATTATAATCGAATCTACGCCTATCAATCAGTTCAGTGCATATCTATTCGGTCCTAATGGTAGCAACACCAATGCGTCCGATGTTACAGTATTCTCTCAAGCTCAGAGTGGTACAACAAAGAACGTTGTTGTTGATATAACGCCAAAGGTTGGCTTTTCCTTATACTCGACAGATGATGCGTACGCTAATATGTATCTAAGGATATCGGAGTCTGGAGAACTGTATAATGTTGTTGCATCTTCGTATGCTTCTGCTACACAGATCAGACTCACGATAACGACTGAGGTTGATATTCCACAGAACACATTATGCCAGTTACTTCCTAAGATTATAGTCAGTGAGAGCACTCTTAGCGGATCTCCTTGTCTAGCTCACGGTATTCTTGATCAGTTCGGGACACTGGTTAGAATTGGTTTCAGATCAAAAGGCACCGAGTATAAGATAGCTAAAGCCCAAGTTGCTTACCCAAAAGGTCTTACTGCAACATCACCTACCGTTCTACGGTGCGTTGTATCGCCAAGAGGTGGACATGGCTCTGAGCCAGTTCACGAGATGGCCATGAGTAGACTTGTGATCATCACAAACTTTTCGGGCGTCGAGGGTATTATACCTGACGCAAACTCGTACACTAAAGTCGGTCTAGTGAAGAATCCAGAATTTAGTGATGCTGTGTTCGTTGACTCATTCGATAACAGAGCTTCGATGACCATAGCTGGGGATGTAACGGGTACTGCTTTAGCAGGACATGTTATTCAGCAGTATCTCAAAGATTCCTCTGTCACTACTTTGTACCCAGGCAACTCGTATGTAATAACGGATTTTGGTACAACTACACAGTCACTATGGAACATTGCTGCCGGTACGTCTGGGGTTGTTTATAAGCTAGGAGACGCATTCGTTGCAGTATCTGTGACATCTGGCACTGGTGTTGTGAGTCATTATAAATTTGCTCCTACAGCTGGCGATGTCATTGATGAAGGCGATGAGGTCATAACTGCTAAAATACACCAAAGTGTGTATGATTCTGGTTTGAACTCGACCACAATCTATATGGTAGACTACGTGGGTGCATTTGAGAATAAGTTTCAAAATGGCACTATCTACATCAGAACCAGCTTGACTGCCACTAGTGCTTATACATTGAGTATAAATAATGCTAGTACCGATGTAGTTTATGGAAAATACGTAGCCTATACCGGAGATCTACTTCATTACATTGATTTTGATCCTATCACCAGACAAATAGATCGCAAAGAAAAGATAAAATTTATCTTTGACTTTTAAACTGTTAAGGAAAGAGTATAATACATGGGCATTAATACAGACTTAAACGTTGATCCGTACTATGATGACTTTAGCGAGGCAAAACAGTTTAACCGCATTCTGTTTAAGCCCGCCAAGGCAGTACAAGCACGAGAACTGACGCAATTGCAGACGATCCTCCAACAACAGGTAGAACGTTTTGGTGCGAACATCTATAAAGAAGGTACCATCATTAGTGGTATCAACCTTACTGCTCGTGACGATCTTTTCTTTGTAAAATTAAACGATCAAGCTGGATTTGTGAATCCAGCCGTCTATGATCAAGTGACTACAGTTGAAGGTGTTATAACCTCATATACGATCACTGGTCAGACTTCAGGTCTAGACGCAGAAGTAGTCAAGGGTCAGAATGGCTTCCAAACTCAGAATCCTGATCTAAAAACATTCTACATCAAGTATTTGACCTCGACTCAAGACGGTGACAATGATGTTAAACAGTTTCAGTCAGGCGAGTCACTCGTTGTAACTGATTCATTAGGCGCACAAGTAATCACCGTTACGGCAGCGACTGTTGCTAGTCACGTTGGTCGATCCTTTGGCGTATCTTGTGAAGCTGGAGTTGTCTTCCAAAAAGGACACTTCATATTCGTCGAGAAGCAGTTCATTATTGTATCAAAATACTCTAACATTCCGGGCACAGTGTCAGTTGGTTTTGCGGTAAAAGAGAACCTAATTACATCGAATGGTGATTCTACGTTACTTGATAACGCATCTGGTTTCAACAACGAGAATGCTCCAGGCGCTGATAGACTTCAGTTGGTCCCAACACTCGTATCCTACTCGACTGCAACAGAGCCAACAGAGTTCTTCGCACTCATTCGATATGTAGATGGCAGCCCAGTTCGTATTCGTGATCGTACCGAGTTCAATTCTATCAACTCCGAACTCGCTCGTCGCACATACGAAGAATCTGGCAACTACGTAACTCGTGGACTTAATGTCACACTCGAGCAGACTGGTCTGGATGCATATGCTGTAGTATCTCCTGGTAAAGCGTACGTATTTGGTAACGAGATCGTTAACGTTTCAAGCAAGCGTCTATTGATCGATCCTACAACTCTTACGCAGACGAAGACTAACCAGTTCACTGGCGTATCTTATGGTCAGTACTATACGTATGATCACACAACTGGTCAGGCATTGGATAACTTTGCAATTGACGGCAGCCGAGTGTCTATCTATAATGGCGCTACCGTAGTTGGAACATGCTCCATAGCAAACGTAATTCCCGGCAAACTCTTTGTATATGCAATCGATCGTGTTGCCGGACAAGAGAACGCTACACCAACTAAGATCTCTAATACTCCACTGACAAACACTGGTGTATTATACGGCGCTAACGGTGCAGGTAAGATCTTCGATGCAGGTAAATCAAGTCTATCATCAATCTCTGCGGTATCATTCGTACAACGAAAGCGCATTGCCGTAGCATCTCCTTCAGCAACTTTGACTATATCGCCTACCTCTAACGAGCAGCCATTGACATCAAACATATTCGCCGTAGACGCAGTAAATAATGTTATTGCATGTACAGCGACAGTATCCGCTGGTATAGTAACCATAACTCTCGAAGCTAGCGACCCAGCATTCTTGTACTATGATGCGATCGTCACTAATACTCAGCAAGATGCACTGGAAGAGATTGACGTTTACGTGAAAGCAGTGTACGCTGACGGTAAAGTGACGACTGGTCTGCCTAACGTTGTACAGATTCTTGAGGTAGTAGATGACTTTGGAAGTGTTGATGCTATCGACGTTACCGGTAAGTTCAGACTTGTCACGAATCAGAAAGATCATTTCTATGACATTTCTCACCTAACAGTGAAGACCGGCGAGACTCTCGAGAACTCAAATCTTCTGATGAAAGTTAAGGTTCTGCGCCGAACGTCTACCATTGGTAGTGGATATTTGACTGTAGACAGCTATAATAACGTAACATCTAAGACGCTGATTAAGTTGTATTATGGTAAAAATGGTGTTGAATATAACCTGTTGAACGCATATGACTTTAGACAGTACGTCACTCCGGTTGTTACATACTCAACAAGTTCAGCTGGTGCGCCGACGGCAACGGTGGTATCTAAAACTATCATATCTGGTGTATCTCCATCAATCGATAGCAGCATATCATCAACTCAGTCATATTATATGGCCAGAATCGATAGCTTAGTGGTTGACGAGTTTGGGGTGTTCTCTATATACAAGGGTGGTGAGGCAGAAGCTCCAAGAAGACCTTCTATTGCTGGATTGTACGCAATCAACCACATACTAGTTCCTGGAGATCAGGCAAATAACTTAACGAAGATCTCTGGTAATAACTCTATACAGATTCAAGACGTTTCTAATAAGACGTATACGATGGATGACATCGGAAAAATTGAACGAAAGATTGATCGGCTCACTGATCTAGTGGCTCTTAACGTACTAGAGAAAGAAGCTAATGATATCTTCATTCCAGATGCATCAGGCATCAATCGATTCAAGAATGGTATCCTGGTAGATGGATTCAAAGGACTCCAGATAGGTGATGTATCTGATCCTGCTTTTAAAGCTGGTGTAGATAAGTCTAGAACCGTTGCAACTCCTGCGGTAACGCAATACCAAGTTGATATGAAGATTGCGTCATCTGTTGGCGCTAACGTATTTCAAGATGTCGCAACTCTGGCCGATGTAGGAACACGAGTAGCATCTATTCGTCAACCGTATGCCACTACCTTCAGAAACTGTGTATCTAGTTTCTATAGCTATCAAGGCAGATCAAACTTGCATCCTCCATTCGATGCTGGTTACAATATGATCACGAACCCAGAAGTCGAGTTCGAAGTTGATTTTGCCGAATCTCTTCTGGATCTGGTCGATAACATCCAAGAGATGATGCCACTCACTCGAGAAGATGCGGACACGTCCGCATCTAATGGATTTGTTGGTATTGGATCTGGTCAGGCGCAGCGAGATTACATCACGTCTCATGCACAAACAGCCGATATATCAGCCGTAAACAGCAAGTTCTCTACACCTGTAGGCAACTTCGTCACTGATATCAACACTAAGCCTTATGTTCAGGCTAGAGAAGTTAAGGTACTTGTGACAGGTCTTAGACCAAATACACGTCACTACTTCTACTTCCAACAAGCAGCTGTTGACACCCATGTGTATCCTGGTACAATTAACTCTACTACTGAGTATAACGTCTCCGCAGTTCAGATTAGTGGAACCAAAGGTGGTGCAGTTCGTACAGATTCAGAAGGAACACTCAGTGCAGTCTTTAAGATTCCGGCTGATACGTTCTTTGTTGGTGAAAATGTATTAGAGATGGTTGACGTAAACGTCTATGCTAATATAGAGTCAACCAAGACTTCGTACTCAAAAGCAACTTACCGAGCGTTTAACTTCGATATCGGTAAGTCCGAATTGAACTATACGACTCGTACCGGCGATATCGATGTGTCTGATACTGTTGTGCAACGTCAGTTTACTCGGGCAGCTCCAACAGATCCTATCGCTCAAACGTTTAAAATACGAACAGCTCAGGCAGCTGGCGCAAGTACTGTGATGCTTAGTGAGATTGAAGTATACTTCAAAACTAAGAGCATTGCGACTGGCGTTACAATAGAGCTTCGTGAAGTTGTAAATGGGTACCCAGCAAAATCTATACTTCCTTTTGCTAGAAAACATCTACGTTCAAGCCAAGTTAATGTATCAACTACTGCTGCAATAGCTACTACGTTTGAATTTAAGAACCCAGTTAAACTTAATGTAGAGAAAGAGTACTGCTTCGTTGTTATTCCTGATGCAAACTCTCCTGACTATTTGATCTGGACTTCAAAGGTTGGTGGCACTGATGTCGCAACTGGAGTATCAATCACTAACGATTGGGGTGACGGAATTCTGTTTACCTCAACTAACGATAGTGCTTGGAAGTCCTACCAAGATGAGGATATCAAGTTCTCGGTGAAGCGTTATGATTTCCAAACAACCGGTGGATATATAAACCTTGTTCCGAATGATGTTGAGTTTCTGACTGTACGTGGAACAACCAATAACTTCGTTAACGACGAACTGGCTTTTATCAAAAAGTCAACTTCATATACGGCTGCTATTACCGGTGACACGCTACAGACAATAACAATTGCTGGCACTACACTATTCGCACAAAACGATTACGTCTACATAGAATCTGGTGCAAATACGTTCTTGTCTAAGATATCTGTTGTTACTACGACTGTTGTCAGTGAAGTCACAACAACGACTTTAACCATAGAGACTCCTTATAACTCAACGACAACTTCGTCCGCAACGGCGTACATATGTGTTGCTGGTAGAGTGTCGCACTTCGATAACAAGAAGCCTGATCGACTGTTCCTAAAAGCAAGTTCTGCAACAGCAACCAACTTTGTGGATGATAATGCGTCAACTACTATGGGATCTCTTATCATAGGCGACACATACACGATCACGAACTTAGGCGAAGTCACGACAATTGCTAACTGGAATGATGCTGGCGCAACTGGTACTCCGTACGTTGGACAACAGTTTGTTGCAATTTCTGTAGGAGTGGCAAGTGACGGTACGGCAAGAGACAATTCTCAAGTCATTACTGGTTACGATAGCGGCGCATCTGCGACGATAACTACTGTTGATAATGAGCCACTCTCATACTTCCAACCACAGATACTGGCCAATAATTCAATCAGAACATCAACAGATCTAACTCTGTATAATGGTGAAGATGTTGATAAGACTATTCCTGCGAACGGAAACGTCTATATGTTGAACAGTAATCGTATTATGAACAGTAAGAGTCGTATCGTAAATACAGGCGATGCATCTTCTGAAGACTTCATTATTCGGGTTACGATGTCAAACGGTGGATATAAGACAGCTTCTCCTATACTTGATGCAGACTTATCAATTCTAAACGTATATCAGTACCAAATAACATCAAGTGTTGATACTTCATCTAGCTGGATCTCTAAGGAGATTGTCTTACAGGAGCAGTTGGATGCGAATGGTCTGAAGGTGTTCATGAGTGCATATCGACCTGCTGGAACGATCGTTGATGCTTATGTTAGATTCACGTACCCAACAAACGTCGAAGTTCAAAGTGATTGGATATTGATAGATAACCAAAATCCAGATCTATACTCAAACACTGCGAACACAAAGGATTATCGACAGTTCGAGTACATTCTCGATGAGGCAACATACACGTATGCATACAGCTCTTTCCAGATGAAGTTCGTGTTAAGACACGCAACTGACGTGGAACTATATGCAAACGATTTGACTATAACACCATCGGTCAATTTGTTTCCACATATATATGACTACAGAGCGATTGCACTCACATGATACATTCAGATTACGTAAGAACTAATGCTGGCGTTGTAAACACCGATATGAATGCATATCGGAGCGCTAAAGCTAGGCGTGACCATGATAAATACATAAAGAACCTAGAGACTAGGATATGTAAATTAGAGTGTGCTATGGAAGCAATCCAAACCACAGTTAAAGAGATGATAAAATGAGTACAAGTCTAACAGCTATTAACAACGTAAACACCTTCGGACAATGGAAGGATAGAACCAATCAGATCATTACTGCGTTAGGCAATACTGTTACGATTGGTGACTCCGAAACGAATGCCGGCAACATAATTTTAACTGGTGATATCACATCAGGCGGGACGCTGTTTGTCGACACGATTGATGCGACCTCGTCAAATTCTGCAAATATAATAACCGTAAATGCTGATGTAAAAGTTAACGGCGAGATGCAAGTTAATAACACAGTTGCATCTGAAGTAAAATATTACTTAAGTGACATCCTCACATGGACTGCTGGCACGAACGCAACTCATACTCAGTTTGATATTAAGAAAGGTAGTGTTGTGCTCAGAGTAGACGAGACTGCCGGTGCAATCACTGGCTCTGGTCTAATCATCGACGATAGTCTTTTACCTGACTTGATTACAAGTGATATCGATGGTAATGTGACTGGTCGACTCTTAGCTACCAATTCAGAGCGATCGCATGGTGCATATGGGGCATATGCAACTACAAGGATTGGTCATGTTTGGTCAATGGGCACTGCATATAAGATACCAGATGATGGTTACACCTTTGGTAATTTGCATGGGATAGCGTACTATCACCCAGATAACACCACGGCGCTGCTTTCTCCTACATATACCGCTGCTCAGAAGTTGATGGCATCGGGTAATCAAATTGTTTTCACGAATAATGGCGTCCCGGGCGTATCCATTGGATTGAATGGTGGTAATATATGGGCTAAGGGTAATATCTATGAAAACGAAACTCTATTAAGCACCACGTATCTAAATAGGGTTCTCGGTGGAACAATCACCGGAGCGATATCTACCAATAAAGCAATCACGCTTACTGGCACTGGCGCTAACGGGACGGTCACGGCGGCGAAATTCGCTGGCCCACTAACCGGTGCTGTTACTGGTAACGTAACAGGTAATGTAACTGGCGATGTGACTGGTAATGCAGATACTGCCACTAAACTAGCGACTGGCCGAACAATCGATATTACCGGTGATATTACTGCTACAGCAGTCTCATTTGACGGTAGTTCTGATATTTCGATATCAGCTTCTGTTGATGACAATAGCCATAGTCATACTTCTGCCAACATATCGGATGCAACATCAGCGAACACTGGATCTACGATAGTTGAAAGAAATATTTCCGGTGGATTTTCGGCTGGTACGATCACAGCTACCGGATTTACTGGTCCCGTAACTGGCGCTGTTACTGGTAACGCAAGTACTGCTACTAAATTAGCTAATTCTAGAACAATAACACTTGCTGGCGACGCATCTGGATCTGTAAGTTTTGATGGTAGCGGTAATGTAACACTCACCGTTGCTGTGTCCGATGATAGTCACGCTCACACATACGGCAATCTAACTAGCATACCGTCATCATTTACGCCAAGTTCGCATACGCATGGTAATTTGACTAATGACGGAAAGATAGGCACCACTGCTAGTAAAGTTATTGTGACCAGTACAGGTGGGGCTATTGCAGCAAAGACTTCCGGTACTAGTGGTCAGTTTCTAAATGGACTTGGCGCATGGGCTACTCCGCCAGACAACGACACCATATACAGCCATGCCACTGATCACCCAACTACCGCTGGAAATAAACACGTTCCATCGGGTGGGTCTTCAGGAAAGATATTAACATGGTCAGCAGATGGTACTGCGACATGGGCCACTGAGTACTCATACACGCATCCAACTGGCGCTGGATATAAGCATATTCCATCGGGTGGCGCTACAGGACAGATCCTTAAGTATAGCGCATCTGGTACTGCGACATGGGCCACTGAGTACTCATACACGCATCCTAGCGTCAACCACATTCCAGAGCTTGGGTCTACAGGACAGATATTAAGATGGGATTCCTCAGGAAAGGCAAAATGGGGCGAGGATGTTGATACCAACACAG